GTTTTTTCAAATATCGACTGCCTTATGTATTGTCAGAATGGTTTTGTAATCAATAACAATTTTAAAGCTGGAGATATGGTTTTGCTTAGCTTCTCAACGCATTCGATTGAGCAAGGAATTCACGGTCAATATGATGATATTACAGATTCACCATTTAATCCGTACAATGCGTTCGTAATTAATTCATTCATAAGCAAGAAAAACATCAAACCTTCTCGTAACCAACTTTTGGAGAAAGAAGGATTGATCATGGGTCACGAGTCCGGTGATGCATTCATTCAGATTAAAGAAGATCAAATCGTTTTTCAAGTCGGAGGCGATGATGGAAACAAGTGGGTACTAAAATCTGATAAAACCGAAGTGAACAAAACCATAGAAGTTGAAGAGGATGTTATTGTCGATTCGAAAGTCACTAGAGTTTCAAGCAAGAAGCATGGTCACTCTGCACCGTTTGGACCTACAATATCTAAGCTTCCAGCAGGAGAGGCGTAAACATGGCTCTCAACCAAGCAGCTGCGAAGATCGAATTACGAAAGTTCATGGATCGAAATTTTGGAGATTATATCGGTGATGCTATTGATAAACAGGACTCGATTGATAAATCAATTTCAGCTTGGAAGAATGCATTTGAGAAGTGCTGTGAATTTATATCACCAGCTAGTTCTACACTTACAACTGCTTTAGCTGAGTTCGAGACGGCAGCTAATGGAATGTATTTAGATCCAACAGGGGCTGCTTTTCAAGCTTCTTGTGCTGCATTTGCTTCAACATTGGGAACTGGAATGACCGGATATACTGCAACACCACCAGCTGATCCATTCATTCCAGCTGGAGGAGATCCATCTAACCCTGAATTGAGTTGTGACTTCAAAGCAGCTCAAATGGTTGACTGGCTTAAGACAGGTAAGGCGACCAATATCGTCACTTCGGTCGAGGAGGATTGGGCATAATGCAAGGACTCAAAATTGAAAACAATGATCTAGTTCGAGATACAAACGGTCGCTTAGTGGAGATCGAGGGACGTGAATATTATATCCAAAGAGTCAAGATTAAAATTAAAACAATCTTAGGTGAAATACCTTATGATACTTCTTTAGGTATAGATTGGTTTTTGATTTTTGAAACTAAGGTTGGTGCGGATCGAATCTTAAGAGAGATCAATCGAGTTCTATTGCAAGATCCAGAGACATCATCTATAGAAAATCTTGAATTGATTGAGATCGATCGATCCGAACGCAAAGTTAAAATACAAATGGTTCTAATTTCTACTTATGGAAAAATTCCATTATCGGAGTTGATATCAATATGAGTTTTGGTGTAACACCTCAAGGATTTATACGAAAAACTAGACAACAAATTCTAGAATCTCAACGAGCAAATGCTAGAATTCAGCTGGGAGAAAATATTGATCTTAGTGATCAGTCTCCAGATGGACTTAGGCTACAAGCTCAGACCGATGAGTTAGATCTGTTATGGCAAACGCTAGAGTCAATTTATTATTCAAATTTTTTAGATACTGCAACTGGAGTATCACTAGATAGAGTGATAGCAGCTGGAGGACAAGAACGCGCACAGCCTAAACGAGCTATAGTACAACTCACTTTTGCAGGAGTTCCAGAGGCACCAATTGAACTTGGAATCATTGTCCAAACTCCACAAGGAATTCAGTATATAACAATTGAAGAAAGTGTTATCGGAGTTTCTGAGACTGGAACTTGCCTAGCTCAGTGTTTAGATTTTGGAGAAATAGGAAATGTTCCAGAGGCATCTATCAATGAGATTCTCACTCCTAAGAATGGAATAGAATCAGTTACGAATCTAACTCCAGCTTCTCTTGGTCGAAAAATCGAAACCGATCCAGAGACTGTTCGTCGGTATCGTGAACGTGGAGTTGCAGGTGGATCCTCGGCTGCAAATCTCCAATCACTTCTGAATAATCTACAATCTGTTATAACAGCTCGTGTATATGAAAATGATACTTCTGTTGAAGATGAGGAAGGCCGTCCTCCTAATTCAATGCAGGCAGTTATCGAAGGTGGAAGTCCGGAAGAATTCGGAGAATTATTCGTAAGGAACTGGCCAGGTGGAATCCAATCAATTGGTGAAGAATCTATAACCGTTATCGACAACAAAGGTGAGAATAGAACCTATTACTATGATCGTCCAACAGACGTTCGAGTATATGCCAAACTTGTAATAACTACTAATTCTTCGTTTATTGAAGGATCTGAGAGTATAATCAAAACCAACTGCATTAAAATCGTAGGTGGAATTGATACAATTGGAGATTCTTCTAAAACATATACTGGAAAAGGATTAGGTGAATCACTTTACTCTTGGGAATTGGAAGCTGCTCAATTAGGTATAGAAGATTTTGACACTGTTCGAGTATTCGGAATTACGAATATCACTGCCACGATCGGACTTACGGATACACCAATTGCTCTCATTCTAGAAGCTACTGGATCCGAAAGACTCAAACTTAATACAGAGGATATAGAAATAGAATTTGTATGAGTGACTTGAACACAATATTAGAACGTGTGAATGTATTTCCAGCGAGCTATCTCAATCGAGATATAGAATCGCAAAATGGTAAATTATTCCATGTTTATGCTTTAGAATTGCAAGATTTGTATCAAGCAATTGAGACTCTAGGAGAGCTCAATGATATCAATAAACAATCTGGAGTTGTACTCGATCTGATCGGTGAAAATCTCAGGCAACGTCGCAATGGATTGGATGATGAAAGATATAGAATTTTCCTTGCAATAGCGAATGTAAAAAGATCCGCAAAAGGTGATATTTACACTTTGAATGAAGTTACTTCGCGTATCGTTGCAGGTTTCGGAAACCTTTTCAAAATTAACGAATTATGTTATGATGATGGAGTTCGTTTGCTTGATGGAGGAGCTTTTTTAGATGCAACCTATCCGCTCTCCGGAAGCTTGAAACAACCTGCAACATTCGAAGTAATTTTGCTTGGATCACCTAACGAATTGGAAGTGATTTTTGAATTCAATAAAGCAATTTTTGATATAAAAGCTGGTGGAGTAAGAGCGATTGTAAGTTATAGATTCGAGATCAAATTATCTGAATCTCTCAGCTTTAATCGGCCATCAAATGTATTTGATGGAAGCTGGAATCTGAATGGATTTAGTTACTTATCAGGTGATAAAGTTAAGATCATTCCATTTGAAATAGCTCTAGGAAATGGAGCCGAGCCAGGTGGAAATTTACGTGAACCTGAGTTCGATGATACAGGTCTTCAGAATGAAATAATTCGTAAATTGGTTGTGATCACGACCGATATCGAAGGAAATCAATTTTTCGAAATTAAGGTCAGACCTGCGGAGTTAGTTGGACTCACCGTTAACGAAATCGCATTATACAATGAAGATGGCGGTCTCATGGTTCTGAGTTCATTCCAAGGAAAAAGTAAAGATATTTTTACTACATTTACATTCGTTTTATCGGAGGATATATGATTTATATTTTAGTTAGAGAAACCCTAATCGAGTTACCGGATCGAGATCAAAAGATCATCAATCGACTCAATATTATAGCTGCAAGTAACTTGGAAGTGATTCAAGATTATTGCGATCGCAAGAACTATAAGAGATTTTCTGGAAGCGGAAATGGTACAATGTTTAAGCGCGAAATAGATATCGAAGTAATCAAAAAAGAACTCAAAAAATACTTTGATCTAAAAACAGCAATTCGAGTTGAAGAGCGTTTTATCATCGAAGTATTGGAATTGAAAGGAGCTGAAGCATGACATTTGTAGCAACAAAAACACGCGTTTGGAATCGTATAACACCTGCTGATGGAGATCTAGTTGACGATGAAGTTGATAGATTGTATGAAAATTGCAACTTCCTTAAGACTCAACTCGATGTAGCAGTGAACAAGCAAATTCCTTTGGGTTGTAGTACGATCACTGATGATCTCGATGAACTCACGGAAGAAAATGGTTTTGTCTTATCTGATGGAGATGATCACTTGCGATCACTGTTAGCTCCGAGTTTGTTAGCTAAATTAATTAAAACCGTTACTTCTGTTACTCCTGGTACTGATCGAGTTAATTCCGTAGATCATGGAAGAACTGAAGGAAAATTAGTTAAGTTTGGATTCACTGGTGGAGGTATAACAGCACTCACTCGATACTACGTCAGGAATCCGACAGCGGATGATTTCCAAATTTCTCTTACACGTAGCGGATCAATTATCGATCTCACTTCAGACCAAACAGGAGAGATGTTGACTCACGTTGGTTGGGGATTTGGCAATGGCTCGACTACAATTAATGTTCCAGATCGAAGAGGTATAATCTCCAGAGGAGCAGGAGTTCATGGTTCGCGGGCGAAAGCTGCTGGAGGGAATTACGACGGTGGAGCTCCCGGCCATGATGGTCAAGATATGAGCCATGCACATTTACATGAGACATTGGTGACAACCTCGGGCGGCCTAACGGGTTACGAAGCGATAGGCACCGCAGGTAATACCGCAACCAACAATACCCAAAACATCATCGGTGTCTCAAAATCCGATGGAGCTAACGGAACTCCACGAATGGGAAACGAAACTACAGGAGCATGGACTGCTGATATACTTAAAACGAGGATATTCTAATGAATTACATTATAGAAAAATCAACCAACATAGTTCTATTCTACAATAGCTCTAAAAAGCAATTATCTGGCAATGATGCTTGGGCTTTATTTAATTCCGATTTACATCAAGTGGTTTTCTCACTTGATTACAATCCTCCAGTGGGTGAAGTGTTTAAGGCTCCAATTTCTAATGGAGTCGCACAGGAATTTACTAAGAAAACAGTTTATTCAAAAGGAAACCATTTAGGATATAGAGAACTACTTTCATGGGAAGATTTAATTGATGAAACTAATGAAACAACTGACATACCTTTAGCAGACGAACCATATCAAAAACATGTACAAGGTCAAGGTTGGCAAGTTGATCTCGTAAAGAAGAAAGAATCTCTGAGCGCGAAAGCAAATCAAATTTGTTCTCATAAGATCGTCAGTGGATTCACCTCCAATGCACTAGGATCGATTCACTCTTATGACTCGGATAGAGATGATCAACTAAATTTAATCGGATCGGTGTCTCAAGGAACTGATGTTTATTACATGTGCAAAAACTCAGACGATGTTGCTGAATATCGACCTCATACAGCCGAGCAGATCAAACAAGTTCTTGCTGACGGAGCTCAGAGAAAATTGTTTTTACTTCAAAGAGCGAATACTCTAAAAACTTCGATCGCTAATGCAACTACCAACACGCAATTAAAGGCTATCAATATCAATGGAGGATGGGAATAATAGTAAAGTTACAAAAATGAGATATTCGCAAATTATGTGCGTTTATCGAATTTTTGTGGCGCGCGCGAATATTATATGA